CTAGGTCGTCGAGATGATTGCCTTCAGGCATCGTGCGCCGCGAGCATAGCTCGCACCACGCAGCGGAAATTCGTCGTCCATTTCGTTGAGATCGGCGCACACGGCAGCGGGCAGAAAGTCGGTGCAGTTCCACAGCAACCCACAGATCTCTCTAACGGAGATATCGCTGCCGCGGATTTCAACAGCGGGTTCCGGCTGCCCGTTATCCCACGCAAGAACAGCCTGTACAGCGTCATCGAACCCTGCATGAAGGTCGTTAGGCGCCCGCCCGCCGCGAGATGGATTGTATTTCGAAGACTGGAGAGTGGTCATGTAGTCGCCTCCATGGCGCAATTAGATTGGGGATTGCCAATCCGTTGCGTTGCCATGCGGCTCGCGGGGCAGACTGTCGGCGAACTCGGCCCGGCGATAGCGCCCTACGCTCGATAGTACGATCAGCAGGCGCAAGGGGAGAATATCGGGTACCAACTATCCGTCAAGAGCAGATATATAGCACCGCGCCGGCCGCTTCCCCGGCGCCGCCGCAAGCGCCGCGATCTCGTCGCGGTCGAAGCCGAGCCGCCCCAGGTCTTCCCACAGGGCCGGTTCGCACCCGTCCGCTGCGTAGGCCGCAAGAGCGCGCTCGATCTCCGCATCGGTGTGGAAGTGGTCGATCAAGGCTTGCCGGTCTTCGAAGGCAGCACCCGGCAGAGCCGGCACCGAAATCTGCATGAACATGGTAGTTCGTCCCCCTCTTCACTCACGAGGACGATCGTACCTTTCTGGTGCGCGAACACCATTCGTTAGACTACGTACTTCTACGTAGACAGTAAACAGCCGTGTTTACTGTCTACATCTACGCCCTACCCTCTCAATCTATTTTGCCGCTTGACCACGCCAGACAGCGGCCCGCGACCGCGCGATGTCTGATCGGCGATGCCCGCGTTGACGAGGTTCACGACTGTTTCGATCGTGAAACCGTCGCTGCCCGTCCGCTGCTCGACCGTGGCAAACCCACCGGTGTTGTTGTTCACGACGCTGTTGATTTGGAGAGCCGGAGACGCGATCGTCTGTGCGTTGAACGCCGAGGATCCACGAACGACTCCACCATCCGCGAACCTGGAAACCTTCCCGGTGTTGATCGCCTCCAGAAGCCCCCGATGCTTCGCGCTTGCCGCTGCGTTGACGATGTATTCGCCATTGGACACCATCGCGGGGATCGAATCCGAAGTGCTGCTACCCGGTCCGCTGACCGCCCCACCGCTCGCGAACTTCGGAACCTGGACAAGGCCGCCGCCGGAAAAGCCGGTCCCCGTCATCACGCCCCCAAGCGCTTGGGCAAGCGGCGCCGTGATCTGCATCCGGATAATCATCTTCGCGAGGTCGGCCAATATGGACGTCGCCATGTTGCTGAAGGCGGCTTTCGCGTCGTTCGTGCCGGTCACGACAGACGCGATTGCGCTCTCAAACCCGCTGAACGCGGAGACCGCGACCTGATCGAAGGACTTCGTAAAGTCGCGACCGTCCACTGCGAACTGCAAAAGTTGAGCGTGGGCCTGTCGCTGCTTCCGGGCTGCGGCTTCCATGGCGTCGGCCAGCTCGTTGATTTTCACCCGCTGTTCGTCGGTCACAGTCGCGTTCTGGAATCCCGCCTCGGTGTTCGCCTTCTTCGCGGCGGATTCCAGATCGGCCACAAGCTTCGCCCGCTCGCGCGCTTCGCTGTTCAGGCCGATTGATCGCGTCTCGGCGTCGGTCGCTGCAATGCGCTTCTGCGCTTCGAACACCGCGCTCCGGAAGGGGTTATCCTGCTTATCCTGCGGCACAACCGTGGACTTGTTGTCGCCCGCCACCTCCGGGGTGACCGTGACTGTGAGCGGATTGCTCTTCGTCCGCCGGTCGATCTCGGCCTGAATCCGGGCAACCTCAATGTCCCCGAGCCCTTGTTCCACAGAGCGCTTCAATGTCTCCCGCAACTCGGGAAGGGACATGCCGTCCAGACCGCCGGCCCACTCGCGCAACTTGTCACGGATGAATCCTGCTCCTGGAACATCCACGATAAGCTTCTCCCAAAAGTCCCCGAACGCATCTGCCAAGTCGACCAGTGCCGAGGTGAAGCCAGCCTTGAACTTCACGACGGCTTCGCCCCACTGCCGTTCGAATGTCTTCGCCTTATCCAGGATCTGCGAGTCGATCACAGCTCCCGCATCGTGTGCGCCTTCCGCCGACTTCCGGAACACCTCAGGACCGTTACGCAGCGCACCGATCCACTCGCGCGACAGACCCAACATCTCGGCGATTTTGATTTTCTCCTGCTCGGTTCGCGTGTTTACCATCAGCTTCGCGGCGATCTCCAAGAGCTGATCGAATTTGATCAGTTGTCCGTTCTGATCACGGATGCTGAGCCCGTTCGCATTGAACAGGCGCGACAGGCTGTTGACGTTCCGCTGTGCCTCATCGAGCAACTTCGTTGACTCGCCGAGCGACGTTACGAATGCCTCATTGTCGACCCCCTTCAATGCTCCGGCGAACTTCACTTCCTGGAGCCGGTCGGTAGAGATCCCAGCGGTCCGCGCGAGCCCGGGAAGCTTCGCCAGTTCCCCGTTGATCTTGATCGCCGTCGCCAGCAACGCCGACAGACCGAGTCCGGATATTCCGGCGGCACCGAGAAAGTTCGACCCGAAGCCTTTGAACACCCCGGTCACGCCCTCAGCCGCCTTGCCGAGATTCGCCGAGATCGTGTCCGCAGCCTTCGCGGCCCGCTTCTCAATCCCGCCGAATCCCTGATCGGCAGAGCGCGACGCCTTCGCGAGGTTCTTCTCGAACTGATCGATCTTGGCTTCGAGTAGCACAATCAGACGTTCGGTGTCGTCAGCCATGGCGGTTCTCCCCTACATCACGAACATGGCGGGATCGAAGTCCGCCGATTCAAATAAGCTGCCACCCTCGCCAGCGCTCGCGCGCCCAACGGCCATAGCCGCAGCAACTGCGCCGTCGATTCGGTCGCGGCTCTTCCCCTTGTGGAACATCCGATTGCCGGCCTTATCCGTCTCGACCGCGACGTTGCTGAAGTTCCACCGCAACACCGGATGGCCACCGTGCCGGAACGTCCGACCAACTATCGCGCGCTCCAGCTCTTTGATAGCCGGCGCCATCGTGATCCAGCCTTGCCGCATCTCAACCGCGGGATATCCGTCGTCTAGCAGGTTGTTTAGCATGTTGCGCGCGAGGTGCGGATCGAATGCGACCTCACGCACGTGGTACTCGGCGCAGAGATCACGAATCGTGTCCTCGACTGCTCGGAAATCGACGACGTTCCCGGACGTCGGAATGATGTGTCCTTCGTCCGCCCATATCGGATAAGGAATGTTGTCACGATCCGCGCGAGCGCGAAGGTTGTCTTCCGGGCAGAAGAACCACGGGTGTACAATGTAGCCGCCGGCTCCGTCGCGCCAGCACGCCACGATCACAGTCAGATCACTGTTGCTCGACAGATCGACCGCGAGCCAACACGGTTCGTTCCGGAGGGCGTCAAGATCGACCGGTGCCGCCCCATCGTCGTACACGATCATATCGACGAACGGGTCCGCCGAGTGATCGAGCCAAATATTGAGATGAAGTTGCCGGAACGCCTCACGGTCCGCCGGCCGACTCTCCGCCTCGCGCGCAAGCTGGCGAAGACCCTCAATGTCGGGATAGCCGTGCGACAGGCCCGGATTTACAGCCCGCCAAACAGCCTCGTCTCGCCAGTCACATTCGCGAGGCGCTTCGAACAAGATCGGCAGCGTCGCCGGATCGTCGATCTCTCCGCGTGCTACCTTGCGCGCGTAGTCAACGATATCGTGCGCGACGTTCTCTTGCCCACGGCCGGCCGTCGTGATCACGACCATCAGCGACCCCGGCACCTTCACAAGTCCAGTTCGGATCACGTCCCAAAGGTCGCGTTTCAGCCACGCGTGCAGCTCGTCGACTAGAGCGAAATTAGGTGTGCCGCCGTGCGCACGCGCCGCGTCACACGAGATGGCCCGCATCTCTGCGCCGCTCGCGACGTGACGAAATCGATGCTGCGAATCGAGCATGTGGACCCGCGAGGCAATGCGGGGATCCTCGCGGATGATGCCGGCCGCCTCGTCGAAAGCAATTCGCGCCTGCTCGCGGTCCGATGCCGCGCACACGACTTGACCACCAGGAATCTTCTCGGGGCCAATAGTATGCAGCAAGGCCAACCCAGCGCCGAGCGACGTCTTGCGGTTGCCGCGCGGTAGGAGCATCACGACGTTCCGCACAATGCGCCGTCCGTCAGGATGACACGGACCGTAGACTCGGCGGACAATCCGCTCCTGCCACGGATCGAGAGTGAACGCCCTCTTTGCAAGGCGCGACTTCGGATGCCGCAGCGCCCGGAGGGCACGCACTGCACGCTCGCCGTAACCGAGAGGGTCAGGTATCGGTGAGTTGTCAAACACCCAGGTCGGCAAGATCATCGTCCTGATCCTCCGTGGGTGCCCCGACCTTGTTCCGACTGGTCGGGGTCAAGCCGAGTTCCGCGGCCAAGCGCCGGCCCTCGCACATAAACTCGCGCATCGTCTGCACGGCCGGATGTCGCTGCATGCCGCCTTTGGCGGTCGGCACTGCGTGCCCTTCGACCCGCAGCGTGTCTGCGCTGATCTTCACCATCCCGATGGCCATTGCGTACGACTCAAGCAGAGACAGATTGTCGACCGTCAGCACCTTCCGACGAACGAGGTCCGGTGCGACCCGGCGCCATTCTGCCTTCGCTTCATCAGTCAGATTGCGCGGCGCCACCGGCACACGCCGCAACGCGCCGTCGACCGGCTTCAATGTGGGCTTCCGACCGCGGGCCATCACACACCTACCCGCTCGCACCGCAGCTCGAGTCCGCGGCGCCGCCCGATTTCCTTGATCTCTTTCATGTTGTGAACCTCGCCGCCGTACACGACGCGATGCGCGAGCGTGACCCCCTCAACGTACCGAGTCCGGAACACGATCGCCGTCTCGGTGCTGGCGCCGTACGCGCGTTGAAATTCCTCTGTGGACGCCTGGACCATCTGCGCCCGGAGAGTGGCGAACGTGGACCACGTCTCGGCGACCGCGCCCGTGCTGCTCGGCGCCGTCGTCACACCTTCGACGGTGATCGTCCGATCAAGTGTCCCCGCCTTCATGACACCGCCTCCGCGATCAACGACTCGAACGTGACCACGGCGTGCGCGTACTCTCCGCCCGGATCACGGAGGAATCGCGAGCCCTGAAAACGCCACTGCGAAACCTCACCACCGCCGATCGTCACCCCCGATCGCAACGCGCTCCGCACGGCGTCGGCGAGGTTCTTGACCAGTCGGAGGTCTTCGGCCTTGTGCCACAGATGCAACGTGATGAAGGCGTGCATATAGTTGTCCGCGAGGGTCACATCCTCGCGGACAATCTGATCCTCGCCCACGACCACGAGAACGTCCGTCTCCGGCCGAGAGCTGCGGTCAACAATTTGGTCGGCTGGGCATAGCGCGACGACGGCCGGCGCGGCACGAAGCCGCGCAACAACCGCCGTCTGAAGCTGCACAGCCAGGCCGTCAGACATGGGCCGGTTCGATCGCTTCCGCGATCGACTCCTTGACTTTGCCGCCATTCATTAGGGCGATTGTGAACCGGACCAGCGTCGGAACCACGGCGGTCATGCCCAGGTCCTGGACGATGTCGGACAGCTCCTGAGCCTTCTCTCTCGTGATCGAGAAGCTCGACGGAGCAATTCGGAAAGCACCGCCGAGAACCTTCGCCGCGGCGGCCTCTACCTGCCGACCCGGAAGCGTCGTAAACCGCTCCTGGCGAGAGAGGGGCAATGCCCAATACAGTACGTCGATTGCAACCTCGATCTGCCCGAAGTTCAACCTTTCGACGACCGGAATCAGTCCGTTGTATTTGTCGCTCAGCGCGAGCCCCGCCTCCAGAGTCGGCGTCAACTCGACGAGATCGCCATTGATGGTCAAAGTGAGATTCGACATGTCATTCTCCCTTGGTACTCTTCACGGCCTTGCTGATTGCACGACCGATCTTCCGTTTCACCTTCGCTCGATAGAGCCGGTACGCTGGCCAGAAGAACGCCTGTGCCGGAGCCGAGGTAGTGCCGTATTCAACGAGATGCGCGTACCGAACCGCGGTGTTCCCGGCCGTGATCGCGGCTGCATTCTCCGGAACCACGTGGGCGCCGCCCGGCTGCGAGTAAGCCGGTGTCGACTCACCGGGTCCGGTGACCTCGATCGATTCGATCAGAGCGCCCGTGTCCCGCGGTGCGAGGTGCCGCATCGCATCCGCCATGTCGTCCGCGGCGGCGAGAAGCGACGGCCCGACCGCCTCGCGCACCGCCTTCGGGATCGCCTCCAGGCGCTTCCGCAACCGTTCCCGGGTTCCCTCGTTCGCCATCAAAAGGCCCACCCACGGTAAGGCCCGATGAGGTCGTCGAAGCCGAGGGGAGCCGTTTCCATGGCGCCGGTGCCGTAGGTTGCGGCTTCGCGGTTCTCGTAGAGTGCTGCGGCGTGCATGAGCGTCGCGTGCTTTACCGGTTCCGGCACCGTGGCCGTGTCGGCGAAGCTGTCGGGGCAGAGCTTCGCCACGTACCCGACCGCCGCGCCGAGCACGCGGGTCAAAAGCGTGTCGTCGGCGTCATCCGTGATGTTGAGTTGCGCCTTCAGGTCGGCCAGTGTCGGCAGGTTCGCGGCCGTCATCGCAGCACCTCGCAACCAAAAACTTCATTTCGGCGATTTATCGAGCTGTGGACCCCCACCGGTCGGCTGCCCCCGGGCGCAAGTCCGCGACCACCCCCGGGGGTGCCCTCCGGCGCTCCGTTGACGGCCCATGCGCGCCGCTTCTCGGCCGCCTGCTTCGCCCGGCTGTGGCATGTGGTGCATAGGGGCTGCCAATTCGACCTGTTCCAGAAGAGCCGCGACACGCCACGGTGAGGAATCAAGTGGTCGACCAGCGTTGCCGGCGCACCGCACCGCTTGCACGTCGGGTTCGCGCGAAGGAACGCCTTCGCCTCTGCGCGCCACACGCCATCGTACCCACGCGCGGACGCATTGGGGCGGCATGCGTCGGACTCTGCCTTCCTGATGCGCGTACACGAACACGTCGCACCACTGGCGACGACACGACCGCACGAGCAGATTCGGGGAGCGCGAACAGGCATGATCACGGCCTCATGTAATTGCGGATGAACACGCGATCCCCGGCGAAGACGCCCAATTGGAGTGGCAGATCCGCTATTGTTTGCCATGCGGCCATACTGCCGACGGCCGGCGTCGTCTCGCCAACGTAAACCAATACGCCCATTCGGCCATAGATCGTCAGAACGTCACCGTCTCCCTTGCTGAACGGCGCGGGAAACGTGATCTCTGTCCAGGAACCAGTGAGGTCCGCGCCCTCGTAGGTGACGCAACTCTTATATCGACCAACGAGGATCGGCGCCGGGAGGCCGTTGCCGCCGCGGTAGCCGGTGCTCGATAGAATCAATACGACGGGATCGCTCATTGGCTTTTCCTCGGAAAGGGACTCGGGGCATCTCGCCCCGAGTCAAGTTGCTGACAACGATCTGCTGGTGCCACCCAGCTTCGGGAGTTAGAGGCCGGATCGCGCGACCTCTATTCCTGCTACGCCGCGACCTGCGTCACCGGTGAGTTCTCCGGACGCGCGAGGATCGCCACGGACGACAACAGCGCAGCGCTGGCATTGCCGGTCGGGGTGATCGTCAGGCGCGTGTACCGCTTGTTGCCGATGTAGCCGAGCTTCCGGACCTGATCGTCAGCGTCGAACAGGAAGCCCGCGGCCGTCTCGGGCGCCGTACCGGCTGTCTGACTGATCATGTCGGCGTCGGCGACGGCCACCGCGCCCGCCATGTTCGCGGTATCGCTCTCTTCGAGCAGCACCGCGAAAGTCGCGTCGGCATCGGCAATCGAACCGGTGCTGATGATGTACGTCAACGATTCGAAACCGAGGCGGTCGATGATCTGACCAACCTGAGCGGTGTTGTCGCTTACCGAAGCGGGCGATAGAACCCGCTTCGCAAGGATGTTATGGGCATGGTCACGCATGTTCTGATCCTCCCCTTAGGCCGTCGCGATCTTGAGCTTACGGATGGCCTCGGACCGCGTAACGCGGGCGCCGACGCGACGCCGGGCGTGAAAGCGCGTGATACCGAGCGTTGCCTGAGTCAGGTTGTCGCGAATGAGACTGAACGCGACCCGGTCGTAGACCCGGAAGCCTGACGCGAAGTCGCCAAACAGGACCGGAAATGCATTCGCGGCGATGTCCGGCATGTCGACAGCCTCGACAACGGGTCGACCAAGGATCGTATCGGGCTGACCACCGGCAAGGCCCGGCTGCCAAAGATAGTTTCCCTGCCCATCTTTGAGCTTCCGGAGCGTCGCAAGAGTCTTGCCGTTGCACATCCACACGCCACGAGTTCGATAGAAGGGTGCGAGGGCGTAGTACAGATCGATCAGGCCATCGGCCTTGATAAGAGCTGCGTCACCACCGGGCGTGTAAGATAGGCCGGGGTCGTTCAGAATGCCGAGCGGCTTCTTCGCACCGTTTCCGGTGACGAAGGCTTCACCCTCAGCCCGGCCGAACTCTTCCGCAAGGTCAAGCCCGACCTCCGCCTCGATATTTACTGCAGAGTCTTCGAGCAGGCGGTTACTGACATCGACGAAGCAAGTGATCTCATCGATCGGGATCTCGGTCTGCCCGTAGGCCGACTCGGTGCTCGACCGCGCCTCGGTCTCACCGACCCACGATGCAGTGGGCCGCCCGGTGCGCTTCGGCAGAAGAACGCTTCCGCTCGCCGTGGAACCAACGCGGGCAGCCTCGCGGATGGGCGAGAATTGGACGATGTTCTTGTCCACCTCGGCGACGAACTGGGCCGGCGCGAGATAGCCACCCGACGAATCGTCGGCCACACGGAGGCTCTTGACCTCGTCAGCGCCGAGCGCCTGATGGCCCTTACGCAAGAAGATGCCGAACGCCTTTTTCTCGAATGCTCCCTGTTCGTCGTCGACCTTGCCCTTGCTCACAGCCGGACGCGCGATCTTGGTTTCAAGGTTGTCGAGGCGCTTGCCGTGCTTGTCGAAGTCGGCCGCCTTCGCTTCGACCGCGTTGAGTCGCTCGTCGACCGTGGTGCGCAGATCGTCCAGCGCCTTGGTGACGATGGCGTTTGGATCATCGCCAGTGCCGTCGTCGCTCTTCAACTCGATGAGCTTTGCGGGGTTGTAGTTCTCCATTTTTCAGTTCCTCACCTTGAGGGCCGCCGCGGCCCGGTTGATCGCCTCGGCAAGCGCGATAGCGGCCTCGGCAGACTTCACTCCAGACACGCGAGCGCCGGGGTGCATTGGGATTGTGACCAGAGAGATTTCCACCAAATCGAGCGACTTGATCGTCCGACCGCCGCCCTTGCGGGTGATAGCCTTGCGAGTCGAGAAACCGATCGACAGGCCCGTAATTGCACCGGCTCGCACCAACGCACGAACTTCCCGCGCTCGCTCCACGTCATCGACCAGAAGCCGACCGCTAACGTGCAGACCGTCCGCTTTCTCCGTGATGCTGTTCCACGTTCCCACCGGCGCGGACGGATTGTGGAACGCCAGCATCGGCAGCGGAGCCGATGCGCCTTTGAACGCGCCGGGCTCGATCATGTCGCCGACGCGATCGGGCGTTCCAAACGGCCACGCGAGCCCGGCAATAGTGCCGGCGTCGTCAACGGCAAGCGACGCCTTGACCTCGAAACGATTGGTCATGACTGCACCCCCGCCGTTGACGTCGCAATATTCGGATTGATGAAGGCCTCGCCACCAGCGTACGGCGGGAGGCCTTCCCACCTGCGCGCTTCGTTCGGGTTGAGGACACGCGAACTAATCAGACTCGAATATGCGACAGCTCGCGCGCTGATGTCCGCCGCTGTCAGGTCGTCAGTCTCGAATGATATCGTCAGGCCGGCGGCGCGCTCTTCATCGGTCAGGAGCGCGCGGCGCAACGCGCCTTCCCACGCACGAAGCCAAGGGCCTAATGAGTACACGAGAAACTCGCGGCTCAACTGCTCCATGTTGCTCCATGTCGCACGCGCCAAGTCGAACAGCATGCTCGGCGGTACTCGGAACGCGCGGGCGATCTCCAGGATCTGGAATTGCCGCAGTTCGTGGAATTGGGCATCGACAGACGTTAGGGCGATCGGGCTGTAGCTGCCCTGAACGATGGCGGTGCCGCCGCTCTTGGCGCCACCGTGCGCGGCGAGCCACGCAGCCCGCATGTTCGCGACGGTCTCCGGCGAGTACCGCACCTTCGGATCGAGCGACAGCACTCCAGACGGTCGGGCGCCGTTGCCGAAGAGCCGCGCGCCGTGCTGCTCAAGCGCGAGCGCGAGTCCGATGGCTTCACGCGCGAGCGACACCGGAGCGCGACCGAGCGGCGAGCGGAGCTGAATGACATCGGCCGGATCGAGCGGCGCTCCGCTGATCGAATAGGTCGGCTCGTCGGTGTTCACGTCGTACGCGACCGACACCACACCCGGTCGATAACGAATCAGCTCGCGCGGTTCGCCGCTGACACGCGTAACGACCGCAAGGCCGCCGTCATCGTGAAGCAGCGCGTCCGCGGTCATCGCGAGCAGGAAGTCACTAGCGGACGCCCACGGGCAAACGTCGCCGCCGAGCAACTTCGCCGCGACATGATCAAGGACCGGTGCGCGACTTCCATCCGGCGCGACGCGCGAGACCACGAGCGGCAGCGTTGCGACGGCTTCGGCAATCACACGCACCGCGCATGCGACCGCCGGCACACGAAGAGCCCCTGCCGGCGAGATCGGCACGCCTGCGGAGGTCGCTCCGGCGGTGCCGCCGAGAAGCTCTAGCAGACTCGTGTCGAGGGCTTTCACCTCGGTGCGTCGAAAGATTCGTTTCAGGTCCATGGCGGCGACGCTACCGCCGAGATCTGTACCGAAACTGACTCGGTGCGACCTATCTGCGTTCGTCGACTTGGCAGCCGCGCTTCATGGGGCGTTCGCCAGGGGCACCGCTGGCCCGCCAAAAAATTCGAATATTCCGCGGGAATTTCCGCCGTAACCACGTAACCGCTGTAACCGTAACCAGGGCACTTCCACATAGGACGAGCGGCACCACAACGTACCGCTACGCTCCGCAATATGTCGTTCGGCTCTTCTATTTGTCCTCTAAGAGAGTCGTTGGTTACATGGTTACATCGATTACAATATCGTCAGATCAATGACTTAGATGTAATCGGCCGCTTCTGGCCCGCGGTTACGGGTTACAAAAAAAGACCCCGGAAAATGGCCGGGGTCCTCAATTATTCGTCTAGGGGTGCGCGCCCTGGCAAAGGAGACAACTGCGGAGGCAGATGCGGAATTTTCCGGCCGATCGCATCGTGGCCGGGAAGGTACCGGTGAGTTGGCGCCCCGCCCCGCCGCCAGATGGCCCGTGGTGTCATCTCCGGCGGAATCCGGTGCGACGCGTCGTAGAAACCGAGCCGGCGCATCGCCGGGGCGTAGCCGTTGGTGCGGCCTAGCCTCTCCTGCAGCAGGCCGACGAGGTCCGCGGCAGTGATGAACGCCCCGGCTGGCGCCGAGCCGAACCAATCGCAAAGAATCGTCTCAACATCGGACCGTTCGCGGATCGCCTCCTGCCGGGCGCTCGC